CCGATTCTAGCTCTCTCTGGTGGGAATGAAGATGAAACCAAGCTCACCATTGGTCCGAAGAAATGGTTGTTTACTCCTGATGCCCAAGGGGAGTTCTATTATGTCGAACACGAGGGCAAAGCACTTGAATCTGGTAGAAAGGATCTAGAAGATTTAGTAGAGATGATGGGGAACTATGGAGCAGCCTTCCTCAAGAAACGTCCTGGTCGAGAGACAGCTACGGCTCGGGCTCTGGATAGTGCCGAAGGGGTTTCTCCTCTCCAAGATATTACTGTTCGATTTATGGATGCTGTCAATCAATGTCTCGCGTTTCATGCAGCATGGAAGGGTCAAGAGTCAGGGGGAACTGTCACCATAGCCACAGATTTCGGACCTGAAGTTTCTAACCAATCTGACTTCAATGTGTTGAAATTTACCCGAAGGTTGGGTGATATTTCCCGTAAAGCATACCTATCCGAGTTGCAACGAAGAGGCACGTTGCAGGATGATTATGATGAAGAGGCAGATTTCATACAGATAGAAGAGGAAGTGAAGTTGGGACTTTCTAAGTTGATGATAGATGAAGATGAAACTGATGAAAATGTAGAATCTGATGTTGGGAAAACTGAAACAGGGGATGATAGTGCAGGAGCTTCAGGAGTAGCAGGATAGTCTTGCTATGGCAATAGATAGAACACCAGAAGGGGGATTAGATGCAAACACAAAATACTTTGATGCTGGCCTACGTCATCAAGTGGGTATTAGATCGTTTACAGGTTCCGAGGTTAACGAAATATTACAACTCTTTGAGCAGGCAGATCAACGATTTACAAAAAATCTTAGAAGCCAACTCCAAGGATTAAAGAACACCTCTCTTCTGGATGTTGATGAAAAGCTGGCTTTTGTTTTATCAGCTATTACGGAAAGCCGAGATGAGTTGATGGGAACTTTTCGGAAGAGGTTCCGAAAAAGTCTTGATGATTTGGCAAAGGTCGAAATTGATTTTGAAGAACGGCTGGTTACTTCAGCATTACCATTCACTCCTAAACTGAACGAAGTAGCTCCTGCATTACTCACAGCAATCGTTAGGGAGAAACCATTTTCTAGTGGAACAGATACATCAAGACTCTTGGATCAATGGCTCACTGGATTATCTAGGACCGATAAGAGCCAACTCCGAGAAGCTATTCAACTTGGACTGCTTCAAGGAGATGGAATTGACACCATTGTTGCTAGAATTGCCGGAACCAGTGCAGCAGGTTTCGGTGATGGAATACTTTCTGTCAATCGAAGGAATGCAGAAGTTCTCGTTAGAACCGCTATTAATCACATATCCAATGCCGCAAGAAATTTATTCTGGGATGCTAATGCTAACATTATTCGGGTTCTAAGATGGACAGCTACCTTAGATGGACGGACCACAGCCATTTGTCAAAGCAGAGATGGCAAGTTCACTCCGACAATTGGAAACACTGTACCTCCTGGTCTACCAAAACTCGTACCAGCAGGCGCAAGACCACCAGCACATCCTTTGTGTCGGTCTGTCATGATGGCAGCATTCGATCAGAGTGGAGTTGTGGACGTTCTTGGAAATAGACCATTTGTACGAGACTCACAAACAGGGAGAAAACGACAACTCGATTTCAGATCCGAAACTCGTGCAAAATTTACACAAGATCAGTGGAGTGGTTTTACAGCCCAAGAGCGAAATGCTAGAATTCGCACAACCAAGGAACTTTGGGCTCAAGAAAATATTGGAACAGTTCCCTCAACCATAACGTATGATCAATGGTTACGAAGACAACCAAGTGATTTTCAAGATGAGGTGTTAGGACAAAAGAAAGCAGCAAAATTTAGAGAAGGAACAACCGTGGATAGATTTGTAGATAGACAAGGCAATACATTAACCCTGAAGCAGTTAGCTCAGAGAGGAATATGATTAATGACCCCACTCTATGTCGTGTACTTTGCTGTGTGTATATTCACTCCGTTGAACCATACTCCAAATTCGGAACAATGCATTATGGCTGTTCCTCCATTGGAATATCACACATTAGCTCAATGCAAAGGAGCTATAGATAGTGCGAGGTTACGATTCTCTACGAAGAAAGGTCAGGATGCGTTATTTAAAGAAACACCTTTACCGAGAATGACAGATGGAAGATTACATTTCATTTCCAAATGTGAATCGTTCAAAAATGAAGGCTACCTACAGTGTGTTGATTGCAAGCTATGAACGAATTGTACTTAGCTGTTATGTTAATCTGTTCACTCACTGGAGAGTGTTCTATCTTTTCTGACAAAACTGGTCCAGCTATGTCTATCGAAGGTTGTCGAAGCAGACTTGATAAAATGTCAATTCGTGTGCAGAAGGGTTCTTTGGCTATTATGGAAAAGATCGGATCATACAATACTGATGAAATGTTTAGAGGATTTTGTGTGAATCCAAATATTCCACAAGAGGCTGAGTTAAAGAGATATGATATATAACGTATAAAACTCAATTATGGGTTTTAGCGTATAAAACACCCTAGGGTAGTAGTGCTGCTGTCCTAGCATATTTCATGTGTCCCTTGGATGATCCTGGGGGAATGGGTGATCCATTCAGCACAAGGAGAAAGGATTATGGATTTTGTATTTGCGGAGAACATGAGTGTGGAGACTCTGGATAAAATTCCAGCAGACTTCCAAGGTTTGTACAAAAAGGATGGAGAAAAGTACGTTCTCGATAAAGAGAACACAGCTACGAAATCGGCTGTCTCTGCTATCACCAGACTGAACGAAGCTCTCAAGGCTTCTCGGGCTGAAGCCAAAAACTTTAAAGGACAGAAAGTTGATCTGAGTTCTTTAAGTGATTTTGGAACTTCACCTGAAGAAATTCTTGCAAGTTTTAAATCGAAGACCGAAGAGTTAGAGGGGAAACTTGCTGGTAATGATGAAGCGAAATTGAACTTGGATAAAATCCGAGAAGATTTAGCCAAGGGTCATGCTAAGGACATGGAAGGCAAGACGATCAAAATTGATGCCTTGTCAACTCAACTCAATAAGGTGATGGTGGAAAGTGTTGCTAAGTCTGCTGTGAATGAAGCAAAAGGTGATGTTGATTTGCTCATGCCTTTTGTGACAAAGCAGGTACGGAACGTAGAAGAGAACGGAGATTTCAAAGTCTTCGTCATTGATGCTCAAGGTGACAAGCGATTCTCTGGTGTGACTGGTGAACCGATGAATATTGTGGAGTTGGTAGCTGAGATGAAAGGTTCTGATAAATATGCTAAACTTTTCACCAGTGAACAAAAGTCTGGAGGTGGGATGCCTCCTGGTGCTTCTAACAAGTCACTCGGGACAACTAAACCTGGTCAAGCAGAGATGTCTGCTACGGAGAAGATCAGTGAAGGGTTAAAGAAGGGAATGTATACCAGACCTGGAACTTAACCATTTGCAATTAAATCTAGTTTTGTGATAATACTAGGTGTAATTGCTGAAACATATTAGTAAGGAGTGATTCCTTACCAGTTTTTAAGCCTTCTAGATGGGTGATCCTGAAGAGGCTCTATAACCTTTTTAGTTTCCACTTTAAAACCATTGGAGGTTTAATCATGGCTAGTGTTACTCTTGCTGAATCTGCGAAATTGGCTCAAAACATGCTGGTTGCAGGGGTGATTGAAAATATCATCACTGTTAATAAAATGTTTGAAGTCCTTCCTTTCGATGGCATTGACGGAAACGCTCTTGCCTACAATCGTGAAAATGTGCTTGGTGATGTTCAGAACTTGGCTGTTGGTGGAACCATCACAGCTAAGAATCCTGCTACGTTCACCCAAGTAACATCCACTCTTACAACCATCATCGGTGATGCCGAAGTCAATGGAATGATTCAGGCAACTCGTTCTGGTGATGGGAACAACCAAACGGCTGTTCAGATTGCATCAAAATCCAAAAGTGCTGGTCGGCAATACCAAAACCATCTTATTAATGGTACTGGTGCTTCCAATCAGTTTGATGGATTGATCAATCTTTGTGCGACTAGTCAATCATTTAATCCTGGTGATGCTAATGGTACAGCCTTAGCTTTGAACAACATGGATGCTACGATGGATCTGGTCCTTGATAAGGATGGTCAGGTTGACTATTGGACCATGAATGCTCGGGAAATCAGAGCATACAAAGTTCTCTTACGGGCTTTGGGTGGAGCTTCGATCAATGAAGTGATCGTGCTTCCCTCTGGTGCGGAAGTGAATGCCTACAGTGGTGTTCCCATCTTCCGTAATGATTATATTCCCATTACTCAAACTCATGGTTCTTCGTCTATAGCTAGTACCGTTTTTGCTGGTACTTTGGATGACGGTTCCAGGCAACATGGTTTGTCTGGTCTTACGGCTGCGAATATGGCTGGAATCAATGTGGTTGATGTCGGGGAATCCGAAACGAAAGATGAAAGAATCTGGAGAATTAAATGGTATGCTGGTTTGGCTCTGTATTCAGAATTGGGCTTGGCTTGCATGGATGGAGTGATTCCAGTCTAAACTCATAGTATGAAATTATGGGGAGAGGTAGTGATTACTTCTCCCCAAACCATAAGAGAGGATAATGTATGCCTTCTGATATTGTTCAATTTACGTTAGTGTTGCCTAAAACCAGGAAAAAACAATCTGTTGTGCTTAACGGATTAACTTTCAAAGATGGTGAAGCAACAGTTAGAGGAGATGGGAAAGAGATAGCAGGAGTAGTGAAGTATTTCACACGAAGCTATCAAGTGGAGGTAAAACCATATGGCGCAAGTCAAGTTCATTCCACTCCCGAAAGTGGGGAGACAGATAAGGTTCCTAGCAAAGTTCGACAGGATGGGACCGGATCTGAAGAGGAGACAGCAGTTTACATCGGCTCAGATGATGGAGCCAGGTCAGGGAGTGCCAGGTCTGGTTCCGATAGGGACGGATACGAAGACTCCAGGATTTCCACGGAGGATCGGTTCAACCAGAGTTCAAGTAATCAGGTAAACCCTGAGAAGTTGATGAAGGTGTTGCAAGGACTTGATCCGACAAATGAATCTCAATGGAATGCTGTAGGACTACCCAAGCTAAACGTAGTCGGTGAATTGTACGGAAGTGAGGGAGTCACACGAAAAGACATAGACTCTGTTTGGCCTGAGTTTAATCGCAAGATGGCACAGGTCTAAATCAGATAACGAGTTTGCAAACAGTTAAATTTAATTGGAGGGTTTATCATGGCACTTTCGGTTTATCTTTACAGTAAGACTGCGGATAGTGGAGCGACAGTTATAGCAGGGATTGAGCATATGATGTATACAGTAGATCCTGCACAGGCTGCAAGTGACACAGCACCAGAGCGATTGGCTTTGGCTATGATTAAATTGGCTGCGGTAACTGGATTGGAATTTGTGAGTACCTATTTCGATCAGACTGAGCAGCTTATCGAAATA